GGATGGCACCTCACTTGTATTAGTTCCACAACCAATTCTTAAAATCACGGCTTTAGGATAGGAGACAGATATGGCACTTATAAAATTAAACAATCAGTCTCTTACGAATCTCACTGCGTTGCCAGCGATTGATGGGTCTGCGTTAACAGGCATAAGCACAGGAAGTATTGGTGTGGGTCAAACTTGGACTGATGTAACAAGCAGTCGGACAACAGGAACGACATATACAAACTCTACTGGTTTGCCAATCTTTGTGTCTGTATTCATAGCCGATGCACCAAATCAGGCAAGCACTTTGGTATTCACAGTGGATGGCAGCACAGTTTTTCCAACAATGAATGGCCCAATTGGTTATCGTGGTCAGTTTTCTTTAATTGTTCCAAATGGTTCTACATATGCAATTAGTTGGAACGCAAATGCAAACTTTGGTGGCTGGTGGGAGTTACGCTGATGGCACTTATAAAATTAAACAATCAGTCTCTTACCGCAGTCACATCTGCTGGTATTCCTGTTCTCTCAGGCAGTGTACTTAAAGTTCAAACAAACCCAATCACTGCGTTTGGTAAAACAGATTTAACTACATCTTACGCTGATATATCTGGAACTGAGCAGTCGTTTACTAGAACAGTAAGCAACAGTAAAATTCTTGTTTGTTGGAATTTAAAGTTAACATCAGAACAAAATACCTATATTAAAATGAACAGAAAAATAGGAACTGGTAGTTATGCTGTAGTTAATGCAGGGGCTACTGGAACAGACGGTGGCAGAACATCAGCAGGTGGTGTTCTTGGTTCGTTTTACAATACTACATCATTTAACGCTATGGGTTATGGTATTCACGCCTATCAATTCACTTTCTTGGATGAATCTGGACAAGGTTTAACTGATACAACTGATGCTATAACTTATAAAATTACAGCCGCAGGGGCAAACTCTAATTCTGATTTTTTCCTTAATATTAGTGGACATGATTCAGGGAATTATAATTATACAACAGAATCTAGCGTGACCTTTATGGAAATCGCTGGCTGATGAAACCTACAGCCGCATCAGTCCAGTCGCAGATAGATACACATGAGGCTGTGTGTTCTCAACGCTGGTGCGAAACAATCGCCAGAATTAAACGAATAGAAAACATTATGATAGGGAGTGCAGGAACCACAATTGTCTTGTTATTGACAATGCTTTTACGAGGTTAAGCTTGGTTGTTGCAGAAGTTCTTACTGGTATTGCCCTAGTACAGCAATCCGTAAAATTTATTAAAGAGAATATTAGCACTGCTCAAGATATAGGGCAGATTGCAACGCAGATTGACGATCTGTTTTCTGGTGAGAAACAGGTGCAACAAGCTAGAGCCAAGAAGTCTGGCACTGGTTTGGGCGATCAGTTTGGCGTGAACACTGTAGCCAAAGAAATCATAGACGCTAAGATTGCGGCGGAAAAGCTACAAGAAGTAGCGACTATGGTTGACATGCGGTTTGGTCACGGCACTTGGGCTGGAATTATAGCTGAGAGAGCCAAGCGTATCCAAGAAGCCAAGGAAGCAGCGGCAGCGGTTAGACGTAAGCAGATACAAGAAGCTAAAAAGTTTGAAGAAACAATAAAGCAAGCTGTTCTTATTGGATCGGTTATTGTTATAGCAATTGGTTTATTTATTTTTTTGATGGTCAGTGTGGCAAAGGCACTTGTCATATGATTACAGTTGAACAGTTCTTAGCTTGGAAGATACTGCCACGATTTATGATGCTTGCCAGTACGGTCATGTCATGGCGTTGTGCGGAATGGTTCATGTCTTTGGATTCTCCGACTGCCTCTCAGTCAGCTTTTGTTTCCGTGGTCATGGGCGTCATGACAGGCGTCTTTGGCATCTGGATGGGACATGAACATAAGGATCATAAGTGATGTGGCAAGCTTTAGTTACTGCATGTTTTATAGGAAATATGAACCAGTGCGTAGTTCTTGAAGGCCAACAATGGTTTGAAACAGAGGGAAGATGTAAGTCCAGAGCTATAGCTATGGCTGAGGACGTTCATAATTACATGAAGTCACATAAACCAGTCAGGTATGAGTGTCGAAAACTAGCAGGTGGGATGTTAACAAAATGATTCAAGCACTAATTGGACCTATTGCATCATTAGCTGGTAGCTGGATGGAATCTAAGGTCGAGCAAACTAAAGCTAAAGGTAAGGTTGCTCAAGCTAAAGCTGAAGCAGAGGCAGAAGTAATGAAGGTGGCTGCTACCCATGAAGCTGGCTGGGAAAAGATTATGGCTAAATCCAGCGACAATAGCTGGAAAGACGAAGCATGGACTATTTTGTTTATTATCATAATTGCTATGTGCTTCATTCCTTTTACTCAGCCGTTTGTTGAGCGTGGGTTTGCTGCTTTGGATGGTACACCAGATTGGTTTCAGTATGCAGTTTACGCTTCAATAGCAGCTAGTTTTGGATTGCGCAGCTTGAAAGGCATTAAACAATGAATATACAAAAATTAAGAGAAGAACTTGAAGCTGACGAGGGGATCAAGTATGTCACTTATAAATGTAGTGCAGATAAGCTTACTTTTGGCGTTGGTCACATGGTCCTTGAATCTGACCCAGAATATAACCAGCCAGTCGGAACGCCTGTCTCAGCAGATCGAGTTACAGAGTGCTTTGATAGAGACATTCAGTCAGTCATTAAAGACTGTCAAAGACTGTATTCACAGTTCGACAGATTGCCAGAAGACTGTAAATTAATCATAGCCAATATGATGTTTAACCTTGGTTTGCCAACTTTGTCTAAATTTAAAAACATGAAGAAACATGTAGATGAAGAAGACTGGGAACTGGCGGCAGCCGAGATGGAAGATTCCAAGTGGGCTAGGCAACTTCCAAATCGTTCATCGAGGTTGGTAGAGAGAATGAGGCTTCTAGCGATTCCCTTTTAGATTGGCGTTGCTGTATTCTAATTAGAGCTTCTTTGTCTCTGAATGTGGGATGCTTGGCTGCTAATGATGCTGATGACATTTGGTGTGTGTATGTTGGTGGACGATATATAACGCCATAATCATCGTAGTTTATTGCTTCTGGATTATCTTCAAACATTGGTTACTCCGTAAAATAGTTTGGCCTATAGTCTTCCATGCCAGGATTGAAACGGACTAAAACTGTAACATCATGTCTGTCACCTACCCATTTCACATCTCTATTTAATTCTTCGATAGTAGTTTTTGGGTCTGTGCTGTCTCCTTCTTCATCAAGCCCAAGAAGCAAGCCAATGCCAGCCAGAGGCGTTGGAAAGTTTTTGTGAATCCAGAAATGCTGATTCTCGACAAAAAGACCTTCATCATCGATGTAAGCTCCGTCACCGTTGTCATACAATGTTGCAACGTCAAAAGTGCTTGCATCAATGTGATTATAAATCTGCTTATAGTCGCCATTATATTCTACCTCTGTAATTTTTTTGTTCAGTGGGTCAATACGAAACGCTTTCATGTGAATGGTTCCTTATAATTGCTGTTGTTAGGTTTGTTTAATTGCACTCCCTGCAATTACCCCTCGGCTACCTCCCTTGTCGGGGGGTTTTTTTATTGTGTGTTCATTTTGTGCTTTTTATTTGGTTATCTATTGCAGCATAGTGCCATTTATGCTTAGATATCTAGTCACTAGCCAGACTCGGCAGTGGTGGGGGTAAAGGCCGGAGATCCTTGGTGATAGGGGTTTTCCGGCTTTTATTTATGGAGAAAANTTGGAGCGGGTGAAGGGATTCGAACCCTCGACCCCAACCTTGGCAAGGTTCTTACCTCTACAGCTAAGTCATTGTATTTGTTATACGGATATCTAGGCATTGGCTTTTTGTGTCTGTTTTGTGTCTTTTATCCAAATTCAGGATGCCCTAGCTGATTGTTTTGTTCTTCATTGAAGCAAAGACATTCTCCATATTTTTTCATTTCGTATGAGCATGGGTCGTTTCTGCATGTTTGTCTAGCTTTTGCTTCCAATACTTCTGGTTCATGTAATGGTCGATTGTGCATATTTTGCTCCATTTGGGGGGTAGGATCATACACAGGGATGCTCTAAAGAGATTCCTGAGTCATCCTAGAGGGACGTTTTCCTCCCCACCACTGTTGAGATGGTTAATCAAGCCTGTTTATAGCGTTTGCTAGTCCGTCAGGGTTAAGGCGAACATAATGCTCGACCGAGCTGCTGCTGCGCCAACCACCTAAAGCCATTAGCTCATAGGTGTTAGCCCCTTTGAGTGCCATATTGCTGGCCCAATGTGATCGCCAGTTATGGACTTTGAAATTGGTAATCCCTGCTTCTTTAAGAGCAGTTCCGTGAGCAGTTTTAATTGGTGAGCCGTTTGGTTTATGGATATAGCAGTAAGGGACTCCCATTTGAGTGACAAATATGTGGCCTTTCCGTTCTCTATTAATGCTCCTGAGAATTTCAAATACCCTTGGGTGCATAGGGACGCTTCTAAAATCACCGTTTTTAGTTTCCCAGATGTTGATTCTCCGTTTATCCAGATCGAGGTCGGCCCATTGAAGACGTAGGGCTTCTCCAACTCGGCAGCCTTGGAAACACAATGTATGAATGAGGGGTCGTAGAAGGGGGCTGTAAGCATTTAAAAGTATTTCCTGTTCTTCAAAACTAAGATACCTCGGCTTGGATGTTGGCACTTTGCGAGAGGGGATCTTGTTAATGTGTTGAAGCGGAGTGTTATGTTTAGCGTGATTTAGGATCGAACAAAGGCTAGACCTGTATCTATTTACAGTGCTGGCTTTGGCTTTAGGTATTTCGTTAGTAACAAAATCAGAAAATGAAGAACCTGTTATCCTGGAAAGATATTGTTTGGCAAAAAAATCATTGAGCAGCCCTATTCTTTGTGCGTCATTTTCGTGGATAGATTGCTTTTCGTTAATATAAGCCAAGGATGCTTCATAAAAAGTAATGTCTGATATACCGTCTACATGGTTCTTTAACTGTTCTAGCTTGTGATTTAGGTATGCTTCTGCATCTTTTTTGCTAGAAGTTCCTGTAGATTCCCTAACTTTGATTGATCCTTTGGGCGTTGTGAATGTGCCATTAACATGCCAGTATTCACCTCGTTTTTTAAGCTTGAGCATTGCTTTATCCTCCCCAAGTAATCATTCATGCAGTTTTCACTGACAAGTATTGATTGACCAAAAGGATAGAACTCAATTCCATATTTCTGAAACTGTCTTTTTATTGTACGCCTAGAGTTCGGCGTTTGCTCCTGACCAAGATAATCAAGAGCATTTATCAGTTTCGGCAACGTTCCTTTTGCCAACATAACACTCCACACAATGTAGTATTCCGTCGCCATAGACAACAAAGTAAGGTGTGTAGTTGTTACACGCCTCACAATGTTGTGAATGGCCTATGCGGTCTTGCTTATGCCGCTTGTTTTTGTTGCGATGCAATGCGTGACCTTGCATTGGTAAATGAACGTTTGATCTCTGCAACTTCTGACTTATTGAGACGTTTCATAAGGTCTGCGTTTGACTTGTAGATTGCGTCACAATCATCTGTTGTCTGAGCAGCGGCAAGCTGGTTGACTAATTTGTTAAGATCTTCACCATGCTCACCCATGACAGGCAGATCCTCACCAGCATAGATGGACAAACCTAGACCGTGAAAGGCAAGCGTTTTGACAAGGCAACGTTGTAGTGCTGTGTTGACCTCAAAAGCGTTAGGGTGCTGGATTGCCTGATTACGGTTGTCAGTAACAGGGAATGTCTCTGATAATGTGTGACCACCAATAGTTACTGATGTCTGGACAAAGGTGTAGCCCTTAGTGTCACGCATAAAAGGCAATGGATTGTTCTGGTTGTCATTAAACACATGCTTCTCGAAGGTAGCATCTGGATAGTTTTGTTTGACCAAAGCCCATGCCCATGCCCATGAGACATAACTGAACTTGCCTTTCTTCTCAATGTGATTTGAGCAGTCTACGTCTGCCAGTGTCTGATACACTGATTTTGTATTATCCTGTGCCATATTTTAGAGTCTCCATTTCGGTTCTTGGATTTTGTTCAACGTGGTGTTTAACAATCAATTCCAATGTTTGTTTTGTGGACAGAGTGCAGCCTAACCGTCTGGTTAAGTTGTCTCTGATTGATTGAATTTCGTTATATGTTTCAATAGTGGTATTTATGTTTTTGAAACGTATTGCTTGCTCAGTCATCTTTGGCTTCCTTTGGTGCAATATGCTTGAGAGTTAGTGTGTTGGATTTAGATCTAGTCACACGAATAGTATGACCCTCCCAATTGCCTCCCATGTCGTAGTCCATCTGCTTGCACTTTTCAGGCAGCAGATCTTTGAAGTCAGATTTGGATAGACTGGCTTCGTCTTGGGCTTTTTTAGCCTCTATTATTGTTTGTGCTTTGATGTTGAGTTGTGACAGCGTGTCATCATCAAGATTCATGTGCTTGACGTTCGTGACATACATGTCTGACCAGATAGGCGGCAGCATGAACTCCATGTCTTCTGGCCTTTTGTCATTCATAAGCCAGTCATAGAATTTGCCAGCTTGTATTTTGTACTGTGAGATCCATTCATCATCACGTTTGATTTGGCGCCATTCCAGTCTTGCTCGAAGGCCAAAGAAAACAGGCATCCAACAGAACTTAGTCTTGGTTACAAGCATGTGGTGCTGGCACTGAGGGGCGTACAGATCGCCAAGCTCATCCATGGTCATGTAGCCCCAATGAGTTTTAGCTTCAATGACATGTCCTGATGATGCCATAGCATCTGTTGTTGAATGGAAATAGTCGTTATCAAACTCAACACCACGGCCATTAACAGTTACTTTTGCAGCTTCGGAAAATTTGTCGATAACAAAGTTTTCCATGTAGTTGCCAGCATCAATACGCATACGAGCAGCCTTGTCGAACTCTATAGGCTTCCCTTCACGTTTTTGTGCGATAAGATCTTCCCAGGCATATACGTCTGACTGGTAAATAATTTTGGCATCTGATGAACCGATGTATGTTCTACGAGCTTCAAGCTGCTCTGCTGTTAATGACATGTGGCGTCTCCAAATAAGGGATTGAATCGTCAATAGGCTCTGGCTCACATATTTCGTTGTGCAACTGCCAGCTTGTTGCACTCACATCTATGAACTTGGCTTTTTTGAATTCACTGTTTTTGCCAAACTCCTGAACTAGATTTGCAAACTCGTCTGCTTTACCTTCTTGCAGCATCGGGGCTATTTCTTTGGCTAACCATTCAAAGTGTTGCTTTGTTAATCTAGGCATTAAAATCTCCCTTTGACTAGATATCTAGGCATAGATAGCAAAAAATATATCTATTTATGCCGAGTCATAGATACAACTTTTCCAAGTACATCAACGATTGCTATGTCTAATGTTTCGTATTTCTTACTGGATCTTGCAATTAAGAGGTGCTG